CAATATGCCAACCGGGAGGCGCTGGGCGGCCGGGTGCTGGCTGACAAGATCAAGGCCAAGATCAAAGCCCGCCGGGCTGCTGCATTGAAGGCGCAGGCGATGCCGCAGGATCGGGCCGGAGGGTTGCTGGAGACGGGGGATCCGTTGAAGTGGCGGATTTGGAGGAAAAGGAGGCCGAGCAAAGCGGTAGACGTAGGACTGGGCTGGTTGCATATTGGGCAAAATTACACTATTAACTCAAACAGTTTCGTGGATCCTCCTGGGGGTCAAAACTGGTCCAATGGGGCGCCAGGCTCAACCTGGGATCCCTACAACGGCCCTACTACGCGCACAACCGGATCAACACAAACCGCAAGTGCTTTATTAGAGTTTGTTATTACAGTCGGAACTAGGTCGGGTGAAACCTGGAAACGGGCTAGGCATAGCTTGACTCTTAGCGGTACGCAAAGCGGATTTTTTGAAGAAACTATGCTTTTTGTCTATTACACTGATGTTAACGGCAACCAACAGCCCACGATTAGCAATAGAATACGAAACTACGGAGCCGCCTCCAGCAACTTTCATGTAAAACTTTGGTACAACCTGTTCCCTGCTGGCCCGTCAGAGGTAATCGTAGCTGTCTTCATAGTTCAATTTGACCGCAGCGGATATAGTTCTGATTCGGGTGTTTCGGGATCTAGCATTTACGATCCTGTTGTGCCAGACAGTAGCTACTCCTACGGTAGTTTTACAGTGCAGAGCACAAAGCAGATTTCTTTTCTCGTCACTGAGCTTGGCGTTACTGAGTTGACCCACGACCTTCCCGTGTTCATACAGAAACAAATAGACATTACACTAGCTGCAAACGCCGAGGCGACTTTTGACATAAACAGCCCCAACGTCACCATGCGGGCAGTTTTTTCTCAGCCGCCTATTGGCGTTTATCAAGCAGGTTTTGAGGCTGTTTCTTCCGTTGTCTATGAAAGCATTGCTCCGAATGGTGCCTTAAGCACGGTTTCAGCACAGCAAGCGAAGAATTCGTACGCCACATATAGCGGAGAAGCTGATATTCCTGTCTTGGGTTACAAGCGTGATAATCCATTGACCGCAAGCACTCCCGCAACAGAGAGGGGCTCGTTTGGTATCATCCCCGGCGCAAGTGTTACCGCGTCAATAACAAGCGGAATGCTTGCCGCCGGCCTAGACGATGAACTGGAGCAACGCCCAGGGCCAAACGCAGTAAACCAACCCGAGCCGGTTCGGATGATCGTTGCCTATGACTACCACGGCGGCACCTACTGCCGTAGCCGGCTCGCCGCCCTTGGCATCACCCTCCCATGACCACCCCATCCCCGCCCCTCATCCAGGCCGCCCAGCTCGTGGCCCTGGCCAACCGTGACCGCCTGCTGCAGCGGCAGGCAGAGGAGCGGGTCATCGCCAAAGCTGTAGCGCAGGCCCTGAAGGGCTGAGGCGGCAGGCCGGGAAAACTGCAGGGCAACTTGCACCGGCGGAGCGATTCCCCGGCAACGCATGAACACGAAACAGATTGATCGGCTCCTCGGGACTGCCGATGAATGGCTGCGGCCATGGGCCACCGTGACCGAGGCCGGCGATGGTGGCGAGGGCGGCGGAGCTGCCGCTGACGAGATCGACACGGAAGATCCCAGCCTGGGGGAAGCGGGCCAAAGGGCCCTGCGGCAAGAGCGCGAAACCCGCAAAGCCCTGGAGAAGCGCCTCGTGCAGATGGAAGCGCAGCTCAGCACGGTCAAGGATCTCTCGCCCGATGCCTACCGACAGGCGCAGGAGAAGGCGGTCGAGCTGGAGCGGCGCCTGGTGGAGCGCGAGGCGCTTACCGCGGCCGATCGGCAGCGGATCGAGGGCAAAGCCCAGGAGGCCGTGCGGAAGGCCACAGCCACCGCCGAAGCGGAGAAGGCCCGCCGCATTGACCTTCAGGTGCGAACCCTTGCCCGTGGCGTGTTCAGTGCCGCCGATGGCCGCGATGGTGCCGATCCCTCTGGCTTGACCTTCTTCGATGCGTGGATGGAGTTCCAGGGCCGCCGTCACCTCCGGGTGGATGAGGCCACCGGGAAGCTCTATGTGGTGGATGGCGATGGCGACCGGATCAAGACCGTCGAGGGGCAAGACGCAGATCCCGTCACCTGGCTGAACCAGCAGGCCGACAACTCCCCGGTGGTGGGCACCTTCTTCCGTGCCAAGGGCGGCGAGGGATCCGGCGGCCTGGTTGGCGCCCGCGGGGTGCGAGGGGTGCAGTCCCGCTCCGTGGAGGCAGCCCGCGCCACCTCCGGCAGCGCCTTCCTGTCAGAGCACTACGGCAACTGAGAGGGACCGGGAAAACTGCGGGTGATCCAACGGCGCGATGCTTGCGGGTCACCCGCCACCGGCGCGATGCCAGGGCACTGATCACCACCAGCACGGACGACCACCAACGCAAGGCGCGATGCCAAGCCGAGGCCCCGCCCCTGTCTGAACCAGCACCTTTCTTTCACCCCCTCCGCATTTTCGACCCGTGGCATCTACCACCCTTTGGGAGCAGTTTGCGCTCCGAACCACCGCCAACGCATCCGGCCTGGAGCTGGGCGTTCGCGCCATTCTCAACACCGGCGAACTCGCCCCCGTGATCCCCTGGGTTGATACCCAAAACGGCGCCTACGTCTACGCAATGGAAGATGAGCTGCCCGACGCGCAGCCTCGCCTGTTTGACGAGGCCAACGACGACACCCAAGGCAGCACCGTCACCGAAACCGAAACCCTCAAGATGTACGGCAAGGACATCAAGACGGACAGCTCCAAGATCGCCCTGTTTGGCGCCAACGCTCACGCTCGCCAGATCGAGGCCTCGGCCCGCGCTCTGCGCATGACGATTGAGCGTGATTTTGTCCGGGGTGACTCCAGCCAGTCCAACGGCCGGCAGATGGATGGTCTTCGCAAGAAGATCACCGTTGGATCGTCCCAAGCCATCGCCAACCACGCCACCGGCGCTGGCTTGAGCTTTACCGCCCTGGACGACCTGATTGACGCTGTGGACGGCCCCAACGGCATGAAGCGGTTGCTAATGGGCAAAAAGATGGCCATTCGGTTTACCGCTGCCTCCCGCGCCGTTGGCGTTTCCGGCACCGTTGATTTCAGGCTTAACGAACTCGGCCGTCAGGTCATGTTCTACGGCGATGTGGAGATCATCCGCACCGACGTGGACGCTAAAAACGTCGCTATTCAGGGCTTTGATGAAGGCTCCAGCGCCAACACGACCAGCATCTATTGCGTGTCAATGGGCGAGGGTCTTGTGTCCGGTGTTCAGGGACCATCCTTGACTGCTGATGGCACCATCCAGCCCGGCCTGACGATCTACGACGTGGGCGAGAGCACCACCACGCCAACCCGGACCACCCGGATCTCCTGGCACGCCGCCATGGTGATTGAGAACAAACGGGCCGCCTCCCGTCTCTACAACATCACCAACGCAGCCATCACCGCCTGATTTACGTCCACCTTCCGCCCTTCATTCTCTGAACCGTCATGCCTAAGGCAACTGGCCTTGCAGCCCGCAAGGCGTATTTCATCGATCGCGATTCTGTTCTTGTCGGCGCCGTTCGCGCTGGCGAGGGAGTTGCGGCCGAATCCCGCACCGGAGCCGCCCGGCTCCTGCCTTTTAAGCTCAACACCTGCGATTTTTTCAAGGTCGCAGCGGTTGGTGCCCTCAGCACTGCCGCCGGGGGTTACTACATCGAGGTGGCCCATGTGGCTGCCGGTGGTGTCGTCGGTGACGCCAACCCGACCGGCTACGTGCGGATCGGCAGCATCGTGTTCAGCGGCACCGATCAAGCTGAGGTCGGCTTCTCCGGCTCTCAGGTTGAGGCCCTGGTGAAAGCCGGCGCATCCCCTGCCCTCACCGGCGATGTTCGCGTAGTGGCTCTGCGCCTTGTTGCCGGCACCGGCAGCAACGGCCTAGCAGCCCCTGCCAATGCCACCGGCGCCACGATCCACATTCAGCGCGGCTGATCGCCCTACTGATCCCTTGGGGGGGGCTCCGGCCTCCCCTTTCCCATTGGAACCGAACCCATGGCCAACCTTGCGCTCTACTCGTTCCATGCCGGCATGACGCCCGAGCAGCAGCAGGCCCTGATCAGCGGCCAGCGGGAGCCTGAAAAAGCTCCGCCGGAGGCGGCAGCAGGAGAGCCTCAGGCCAAGCCTCGGCGCCGTGCTCGCACCGACCGTGGCACCTTTCAGGGCGACGACCCGGCCACTCCCGCGGTGAACGAGGCCTACGAGCCCGATCCCGAGCCGGGAAAACTGCAGCAGTGAGACTGAGCCATGGCCTGGGTCGAGGGCGAAACGTGGGAGATGGAGCAGGGGCTAGACGCCCTCAAGGTGTTTGAGCTGTTTGAAGACACGGAACAAACAACACCGTGGCAGTTTGTTGGATGGGATGTTAATGCGACCGTGAGCGATGACAAGGGCCGCACAACTTACACGGTCACGGTAGACGCGACTGCAACGCAAGGTCGGATTCGATTGATTTTTCCTGAAGCACTTGTGAACAACTTGAAGGTAGGCAGTGGAACCTATCGCTACGACTGTTTAATGGTTCCCCCTGGCGTCACTCAAGCCGATGACCATTTTCTAGCGGCTGGCCCTGTGGTTGTGAACCTGCGCAGCAGCAGGAGGGATCCATGACTTGTCCTGCCGTGGTGCGGCTGACCGTGCCATCTGGGCCCACGGTGGCACGGGTGACAGTGCCATCAGAGCCAGCCGTGGTCCGCGTTGCAACTCCAGGCCCCCCAGGTGAGCAGGGAAGCGCAGCACCGCAGTATGTCGTCCGAATCGATGCAGCAACAACCGGCACGATTTACACCGGACGCGCAATTCTGGGCACAGACGGATCCTCCACTGGCTGGACGATCAAGCGCCGCATCTTCTCAGCCGCTGGCGTGCTCGCCGGCACCGGCACCGCTGCGGGCGCCTGGAGCAACCGGGCCAACCTCATCTACACCTGAAGCCATGGCCATTCGCAACCCCCAGCCACCCCAGATCAACGGCGTCACCTACGACCTGCTCGGGGTGAGCCTGGCGTTGAGCACCATCGTCCATCAGCACGAGATAAAGTTGTCGATTGCCGTCACCTTCACCCCCTACCGGAACGGCGAGAGCGGGCCTGAGTTTCTGGGGGAAGGGCGGACGGTGCTCGTCTATGGCGATGCTTTGAGCGCTGCTACAGCGGATTCAGCGTTGGCGCGGTTTTTGGAGATTCTGGAAGCGGAGGCTCAGCGCTTCGTTGACGCGAAGGTGTAACTGATGGCTGACATTCGAGCCACGCAAAACGGTGATTACAGCGCTACGTCAACGTGGGTTGGTGGCGTGGTGCCGGGGTCCGGCGATGTTGCCTATGCCAACGGTTTTACGGTCACAGTTTCCGATACACGAACTGTCCAGGCAGTCTCAAACGCTGCTGCTGGCTCACCAGTGGCAACAGTGGGCGGCACGTTTAGCTTGCTGAATGGCTGCAATTTGACCTGCACCAACGCGAATGGAGCGGTTCAGGGCGCTACTGGCACAAGTTGCATTACGACGCCAAGCCTGGGGGTTGGATCTACGGCCAGTGTGGCGGCAAACCTTACTGCTTCGGCCACTGGCGCTAGCGGCCTTCAAGGCATAATACAGTTCACAACTGCTGGCACTCTTAACGTAACCGGCAATCTTACTGGGGCACCGTCTGGCCTCGGTAGTAACAACCACTATCCAATTTATGTGGGTGGAACTGGCATACTTAACGTAACCGGGAACGTGACCGGCGGGGCTGGTAGCGTCCAAAACCCAAATAGCTTGTTTGTAGCTGGCAACGCCACAGTCAACATTACTGGAAACGTGCAAGGTGGAAGCGGCGGCTCTAGCCCTTATGGCATAGACATTGCTGCAACAGCAACAACTGCAAACATAACTGTTACCGGCAACGTAACCGGCGGGACAGGCGCTGCTGGAATCATTAACAGGGCCACTTCTACTCTCACTGTCAACGGAGCTTGTCAGAGCAGCACAAGCTTTCCTGCAATTGCTGCAGGCGCAGTCAACCAGATCACCCGCCTGAGCGGCCCATTCCTGCTGGGCGCATCGGGCAACATCAACCCCGTGCAGGCACAGTCCTGGCGGTGGGCCCCCACGCAGATCCCGACCTACCTGGAGGTGGCGGTTTCCAACGGCAGCACGAAGCGGAACCTTTACACAGCGGACAACATACCGAGCGGCGGCTACCCCGTCGTCGGCAATGTTCGCAGCGGCACGGTCTACGGCCCTTCCAGCGAGAACACCGGCACCCTGGCGGTTCCATCTGCGTCCTCAGTGGCGCTGGGCGTGGCCGTGGACAACACGGTTGGCACCGCGATCTTGACGGCGGCTAACGTTCGAACTGCCGTGGGCCTTGCCAGCGCCAACCTGGATGCGCAGCTCTC